GAAGTTTTCAATCGCCCATTTGTTCCCAGTAGCTCTAACTGCATTTCTTACTCTTTCCTGCGGTGGAATTCCTTTTCTTTTATTCTCTTGCGGCTTATTTTTCACCGCAGGAGTTTCATTCTTCGTTCCAGTCATTATATGTTTCCTCCCTTCTGACTGCTCTGCAGCTGATCAGTGGCCAGCTTGAATGCAAGCATATACAAATCAAGGATATTTGTATTTTGTTTCCCTATATCTCCGACAATCTCCCATACATCAGAAAATACTTTCCCCAATTCATCATATCCTTTACTTCCTATTCCTCGATCTTCATCAAAATCTTCAAGGATATCATTTATAACATCATCAATTGTCTCAAAGTCAAACCGATCATTCATAAACTCGTCTTTTACATCATACTCATCCATCAAATTTAGAATGTCTTCACGCGCCTGACCTTCGTCATATACATATATCTTTCGATTCATGCAATCTATCTTTCCTTCAAAATATCCAATATTATTTACAAAATCGGAAAATTTTTCATATGTCATATTGCTGTAATTAGTAGCAACTAATTCTCCTAAATCTCCAGAAATATGTAATCTGCAATAGTCTTCTTCAAAAAGAAATCGTATTCTATAATGCGAACTTTCCGGCTCCTTAAAATCCAAAATCTTAATATTTCCATAATCCGTGAATTTCGCAATATGGTTTTTAAAATTTTCTCTTTGCTTTTCTAAATTCATCATGACATCTCCATTTATGTAACTACTCTTTCAGTCTTACCGGAAGAACTAGGGCTTTCATGTCAGAATCCTCTGCCTCGACAACCATTGGATTTACCGGACGGGTAAGATTCAGAGTGATATTGTCACAGGTAAAAGCCTTTATGGTTTCCAGAACCAATCGGGAATCGAATCCGATCTTTATCGGATCTTTGATTTTCTCCTGAAGAGCAACTTTCTCCTGATAATTTGCAATATTATCCCTGATACTTACTGTAATCTCATTTTCAGATATATCAAAAACAGCCGGGCTCTTTTCATCCGTACACATCTTTGCCCTTGTCATTGCTCCGACCAGATCACTCTTTCCTACGATTGTGTAGTTATCACTCTCGCAGAACATCTGCTTATACGGAAGATACTTGCCTTCCAGAAGTCTTGTGTATATCACATATCCGTCTGTTCGGAAGATTGCGCTATTGGCACTGTATGATACGTTCACATCATCATCCATTCCCATAGACAGGAGTTTTTTCGCAGCTGCTTTCGGTACAATGATTTTCAGATCTGCAATGCCATCAGCCTTAATTCTGTCCCACGCGAGGACATGGCCGTCAGTTGCAACCAGATTTATGTATCCGTCACATCCTTCCAGATAAATTCCTTCCAGCATAGGCTTAGACGGCTCCTTTTCTGCAGCTGCGTAGATAACATGGGAAATAGCCTCCATGAAGCTCTTGCCAGGAAGAGTAAGTTCCTCTCCCGATTCCATATCCGTCTTACTGTAGATAAAGTTCTCGGCCGGGAATGACTGATAGCTGTTCTTGATTTTCTCCATTTTGATTGTTACGACATTCTTATCATCATGGAGCAGTTCCACATCTCCCTCCGGAAGATTCTTGATAAGGTCAAAAGCTTTCATCGGGATGATAAAGGATTCTCCTTCTGCGTCCTCGCATTTGACCTGTATCGTTATTTCTCCATTGGCGGCGATTAAATACCCTTCTTTTACCAAAACGCCTCCCAGAGCAGGATGTACAGTATTTTTCTGTACTACGCTTTTCAACTTGTCGATAATCCTCACCAGTTCATATTTTTTTACTTTCATGATTCCTCTCTTTCCCGGAGTTCCAGACCGTCAAGAAACTTGACAACTCCGTTACTATACTTGATTTTGTACTGTTCCAAATTGCTTTCATCCATGTACTTATGTCCGAAGATCTTCTTCATATCCCGAAACACCTCCCACGGTACCCGATAGTAATTTTCAAACCCTATCGAAACCACAACGAAACACACAGCTCCCATTTTCCTATACCGTTCAAAGCACTTTTCCTGCTCCTCTGTTATGACATCTCTCTGGATCCTGTCCTTGTCCGTATGCTTTGCGTCAAATAGAATCATCGTCGAATCAGCCAGTGCACCTTTAAAGTCCGGCTGTGCCCGTTTGGAAAAGCAGCATATAAACTGTCCTAACTTTCTGTTATGTACTCCGAGCACTTTCATGGGCTCCGGTGTCTTTTCAATCACGGAGATTCCTTTTTCCTCATAAAATGCCGAAGCAGCTATTATCATCTGTTCAAAATAATCTCCGACTGCTCTGGATCGGCGACCAGCCATTACCCTGTTGTAATTAGATGTACCCATTTTCATCCGCCACCTTTATCAGTTTACTGATCGTCACAGCTCCAACTCCCGGAATCTTCGCAGATTTGATGTAATCAATAAACTCTTTGACTCCGGTTCCTTTCCTGGCAGATGCTTTTCCGCGGTTAAATCCTTCGCTGTCTGCTTTTGCCACACGGTCCTCCACATAATGCACCAGCTGCTCATCCGTCATCTTTCTCATTTTCACAGCCTTTTCATGGATAAGGACCTCATCCTCTGTTCTTCTGCAATTTCTCTTACTTTTTCCCATATCTCTACTCCTTGATTTTATTTTTTTCTAATCCGTCAATATCTGGAACGCTTACCTCATGTTCTTCGCACCATGATACGAAACATGATTTGCACATGTGGGCAACGCAGCTTGTCTTCCCGCCTCTTCTTGCCCTTGCCGTAATGGATACCATGTCATTTTTCGGAAATTCTTTTCGGCACTCCACGCATTTTCCCATCAGCCTTTTCAGAACCTTGTCGCTCTTCCGTCTTACCTGAAGATCTTGCGGAATATCCCTTCTCATGTTCTTCTCTTTCACAATGTCAACCAGGCTATCCTTCATAAACACCGGGATCCCCAATGTGCCAGCCTCAAGAACGATTGATTTTATCCAGTCGAACTCAGGAACAACCATTCCTTTTCTTTTCCATGTCTCCGCACCGATGATTATCCAGTCAGCTTTTCCGGCCAGTGCCGGCTTGATCCACTTCCCGGAATCTTCAAGTAATGGCTCTATGCAGATGAACTTCTTTTTTCCTTCCGGGAGAAAGCCGGCTCTATACACATCATCCGCTTTCGTAATGGTTGTTCCGTAGTACATATTCGTTTCTTCCGGAAGATCTAAATCCATGTACCTCTCAGGATTTACCGTAAGAAATAAATAGTTATTCTTCGGATGCTGTCTGCAGATATTGAATACGTCATATATCCAGCTGTCAGGTACCCACTCCCCGAACATATCGGCCATGGCACCAACAAGAATATTCTGTCCCATTTTCAGCTTGTCCAGCACTCCGTATCTGTATCTATGCAGCGTAGGCTCAAATCCAAACGGATAAAGAACCTGCTGCCCCGTTTCATCGAGGAACGGTTCATCCAGAACATACACTCCATTTTCCATCCGGTACTTATCACGCTGTTTTATATTCATTTTCACATTACCGGAAAACCGCCTGCTCATCTGTCTTGCATAACAGTATTCACATTTGTACCGGCATCCGGTAATGATATTCAGCGTATGATCACAATACTCTATCTTTGAACGGTTCATATGTAGTTGCCTCCTCCTGTGCCGGCAATTTATCAAGGAGATTGCAAGCCTCCTCGACTGCCTCTTTCCTGAAATCAGAATAACCGTAATCATCTTTTACTCTGATTAAGATTTCAACAATCTCTCCAATCTTCATTTATCATTCCTCCCAATACTCAACGGTATATTCTGTCTGTCCGTTTTTCTTTTCCTCCTGCCCAGGAACTGTCTGCCGACCGATCCTTACAGAGTAACCTGCTTTCACAAGCAGCGTGGCGATCTGCAGTCTATCTTCCTCATTCCACTGAGCAGAACCCTTACGGATGCTCCTGATTATCTGTTTCGCCATTATCCGCACCTCCGCATTTCTTTCTCTTTATTCTCGTTTATGGTATCCTGCATTTTCTTCTCAAAGGCTTTTACAAACGCTTCTACCTCCGGTGGCATTCCGCAGTTGTGAGAGCCTCTGCATTGGATAATATGGTTGTTATTCCACTCCATTGTGAAATACGGTTTGTCCGGTTCAGTAGACTTTCTGACGAAAAATATGTTTGTCTCTCCTCTGGCCACCCTGTCAACATATCCTCCGACGCAATGATGTAATGCAGCTCCCTCCGCTTTTATCTCATCAGCAGTCTTCGGTACTACAAGCAGGAGACCTTTTCCTTTTATCTGGAAAGCATCTTTACAGTCTTTGTTCTCTTTAAAGATCTCCGACATAGCCTTTTTCGTCTGTTCCATACGCCTCTTTGCTTCTCGTTCTCTCCTTGCCTTTTCTTTCGCCGCCTGTCTGTCCATAAGTTCCTGATGCTCTTTTGCAGTACGGTCATGCACTTTTTTGAAATTCTTTGGCATATAGATGAACATATTATCCAGGTCATATTTCAGATCTTTGCACCAGTTAAGATACTCCAGCCAGTCCTTAGCCATATTTCGTTTTCTTTCAATACGTGGATCCTCTCGTTCCGTGTACCTCATATACGAATATTGCCAACAGCCACCCTGCTCTCCCATAGGATAATTCTCACATTCTTTCGTGATATATTTCACGATTTTATGAAGCGTGGTTTTCCTGTTTGCCTGTTGCAATAGATCTGTATTGCACCCGAACGTCTCATAATACTCCTGAATCTGCTCCGTCTTGAACTGTAAGCCGATCTTCTGTGCCACCTGCAACAGCCGAAGTACATCGTGGTTTCCATCAACAGCCTGCAATACTCTGGTATTTACCTTTGTCAGTCCTAAAATCTCATATATGGTATTCCCTTTAACATTGACCTTACCGGTCTGATAACCACTGTATCGAGAATTGATAAGGCCTTTTGCAATCTTATTGAGCCCCATCTTGCAGATCCATTCCATTTTCGGAAATTCCATATACTTTTCGATCGCATCCTCATATCTCATGGAAACTGTCGGAAGATTTGTTGAAAGCACTTCCAGAGCCGAGTATTTCATGGGGGTATGTTCCCACGCCTGCGGCAGATTTCCTGGATATAATATACATTCCATGCAGGCGATCTTTCCCTGATCCGGACACCAGCGGCAATTTCCTCTCTGCTTATACACTCCCCACTCATAGGATTCGCATTTGGGTTTCCCTTTCGGGAACGTATAAATAGCTCTGCTGTACTCCGAAACATACCTTTCGATTCTGCCTTTATTTATCAACATGTCCACATAGCTGTCGCTTCTCATTGATTGGTGTGCTTTGAAGTACCGGAAGACAAAACCGTCTTTCGTAGGATCCACATAAACAAACCACCGTTCATCTTGTGTCTGAGCAGGCATTCGTCCTTTTGCCTTAATGGTTACCCTGCTACCGCAGAACGGACAGATTCCTTTCTCGTTATTCCGCAGACGGATGTTTTTTCTGTCCACAATTCCGATTTCTTTGCAATGTGTGCATTCACATAACGCCTTACCTTTTTCCACTTCCTTGTAGATCAGGTATCGTGCGAAGCTCATTCCGGTATCCCATACCCAGTCGAAAAATTCTTTCGGCGCCTCCTTTATCGGATTCATTACCGCATCGATCTTGTCAGTCTCTTTCTTATGCTTTTCCGCCAGTCTTTTGTCCAAAACCTCTTGCTGAAATCTATGTATTTCTATCCATGGACTATATTCATCATCAGGAACGGCGTATTCTTTGAAGAAACCCTTTACTATTTTTAACTCTTCATCAGATCTCATAAATACATTCAGCCTATGTGAACTTTTATTCTCCTGATGATTCCACACATAATCCATTAGAGAAAAATTATACATTCCGGCAAATGAAGCTGTTAGCCATTTAGTCTTTGACGTTTTTAAATCCTGCGTGATATAATCATCGTGCGACAGAAATGTCCGGAAAGCTGCTTCTGTTTTTCCTTTCTTGAGAGCCTGAATCTCAAAGAAATTCAGAAGCAGTATTTTTTTGTCATCAATCAGCTCTGCTGTCGCGATATGTCTCATTCCTCCAAGCCGATCTGCGACTTCCATCATTTCCGGAGTTGCAATTGGTCTTGGAATAGCAGATAATTTTCTCTTTTCCACATCCATCCCTCCTACAGCAGATCGAATAACGACATCTGACCTTCTGTTTCATTCTTCTTTGGAGCCTGCTTTTTGACTTCTTTCACCGGTTTCGCATCAGGTGTCTTTTCCGGTGCCTTTTCTTTGGCAGGCTTCTGTTTGGAGATCTGTTGCTTACGCTTCTCAGCATCCTGCTTCTGCTGTTTTTTCCGTTTCTCCTCCTCTTTTTTCTTCTTTTCCTCAATAGCCTTATCATCCAAATGGAAATAGTCTTCCGCCCATTCATAGACCACATCATCACGGACCGCCGCACAATTTCCATCCCTCTGTTTTCTTGCCTGCTCATAGATATAAGCAAAACATTTCGCCCATGTTTTATGTGGCTGAAGAACATCAGATGACAATCCATCATCTTCCTCGCAGCGTTTCAGAAGATACTTAATAACCGGATCGGCGAAATTTTTATCTTTAGCATCGTTCAGTTCCTTTTCCAGTTTTTCTTTCGCTCTCTGTTTTAATGGTTTCGCATTTTCCTCTTCTGCCTGCTTTATTTCCTCATCCGTCGGCGCCGGTAAGCCTTTCGCTATATCTGCAAGCGACGCTGTTCCCATCGGAACTAAGTCCTCATCTTTTGTTTTCTTTTTATCTCCGGATGTGGCCGCTTCAAATGCTCCCCGTTCAATCGCATCAATCGCTTTTCCCATAGGGCTTACAGGTCCATCATTCTCCGGATCCTCTTCTACATCGGAGATTGCCGATTTATATTCCTTTTCCAGACGGTCATTGGTTACGTCAAACAACGTATCTCCTTTTTCGTCATAGAATACCGTGATAGAATCTCTTCTCAAGATCTGGTATTTCTTATCTCGAATCGTCAGTTCGCACTGTTTATTCTCGCTTTCATATCCAGCCTCAAGATACTTTCTGACAACCTCATTCCACGGCCACCCGTAGGTATTGTCATCTTTCTGCTCCAAAGCGAAATGTTTTATATCTGCTCCCATTGCATTTCCTCCTTCTTTTCAAAATCAAAAAACATATAATAATGCTCTTTTTCTATAGTCTGTTTCGTATCTGCAGATCCTCCTAAACTTCCGAGAGAATGGAACAGCCGCCTCCACGCCCATACATTTGATTGAAACATCGGTGTGATCCACAGCTCCTGCCCTTCCATTTCCTGTGGGAATAAAACGTGTCCAACAAGCGGATTCGTTATGGTATTGCCTATGCAGATATAACCGGCACACCCAAGAAGCGAAAGCTGTATGTAACACATCATTCCAACGATTCTGTCTATATCCTGACCGACAAATAAAACATGGTTCTGGAAATTATGCTTTGCATTCCTCATACTGTTAACAGCTGCTATCAGAGTTGCTCCGGCTCCGCAGGCAGGATCGCAGATGGATATATATCCTTTTTCCTCAATCTGCCTGTCCACATCTCCCACCGTTATCTCCGACATCATTTTGCATACACAGTATGGTGTGAAAAACTGCCCTTTCCAATGGTTCCCAAGCTCCAGTTCCATGTATAACTCTCCCAGGAAGTCCTGCTCTGGATTCCTCTCAAGTGCTTCTACCACAATCGCAAAACACTTTGCAGGTTTGTCCACTCCTCCGAGACGTTCGATACAATGTGCATATTCCTTTTCCCGGTTGCTGAACCTCGGTTCAGATCTGTCTACTGCATTTGCAATACTGCAAGCCATTGTGCTTATCAGATCTGACCACACTTGCCATCCGCTCCTGCTGTAGCACATCTCATTAAATATTTTTATGAACTCTTTTTTCGTTCCCTGTATTTCGCCGGTCATTGTCATCTCAATCCTTTCTCTCTCATCAGCCTGTCAATGAACTCCGGTGAGGATGGACGGAATGGTTCTTCGGTTTTCTGCTCGATCTTCGGCTTTTCCGGAACTTTTTCTTCAATCATGCCTATGTATTCCCGCTTCTTTTCCAGCACCGCCGCAGGTACCATGGATTCATTTACCGCACGTTCCACAATCGCATCATATATCTTGAAGAAATGTGCTCTGTTTGCCACAGGGTTATCTCCGTAGCACAATTCACGGAACCCTATTCTCTCAACAGCCTGCTTCGTTGGACCGGAAAGGCTCTCCATAGCCTCATCAGATCTGTAATACCCATATTTCTGAATCGCCTTCTGGACATCTTCCCAGGCCTCCCCGGCGTCTTTTAGCTGTGGTGCTGTGTACTCAGCACATTTTGCTCTTATCTCGGAAATCTGCGGCGGGTAAGTGTGTGTTGCTATCAATTCCTGAAGTGCTGTCTCACACAGACTGTAATCAAGATCTCCGAGCATCGTGTACCACAGCTTTATGCTGTATTTGTCCGGCATGATGTTAAAAGACGGATATGCACTTTTGATAATCGCTCTGATGATATCGAATTGTTCTGCTGTCAATCATTCCACCCCGCAGTCGATTCCATATACTGTTCTGTTCCAATGTTCCGGTTTCCACCGGGGTGAGGTCTGTATGCAGGTGCCTTATCCTGTGCCCTGCTCAGCCACCCGGTAATAAATCTTTTGATTCCTCTTGCAGTCTTTCTGTTTCTCGGATTGCTATCAAGCCATCCACACATTTTTCTAAATTCCTGTTCCACATCAATCGCCGGATATAACTGTCGGAGAGAATTCAAATAGTCAAAAGTGACATCGAAAGAACCGGATCCGGTAACAAGTGGTAAGGATATGAACACCTTCTGCTCGGAGGTTTCTACCTCCGGGCATAATGTATTTATATCTTTCTCTTTATCTATCTCTATCTCTTTCTCTATCTCTTTCTCTACGCTCCCGTTTTGTTCCAATGTGTTGCATGGTGTTGCATTGGTGTTGCATTGCAACGCTTTTCTCTCTCTACACTGTCTTGAACGCTGTGTACTCGCCGCCTCGGAACCCACCATTTTATCGCATTCCGTTAGGCGGTACTCCGTTTCATCAACCAACTCTATTAACCCCTGTGCAAGCAGGAATCTGACGGTTACATTAACGTTTTCTGCTTCTTCATCCAGTTCCAGGGCGAGTTCTTCGTAGAAGTCATCTTCCACTCCCTCAAAGTAAAGCCGGCCGTCCTGTTTCATGGCGATAAGCAGCATTTTCAGATAAATGATTGTATAAGTATCTCCACCGGCGATCTTGCGGAGTTTTTTTATTGGCTTCTGCCGGAAGAAATCATCCGGCAGCTTTAACCAATAGTATCGTTTTCCCATATAGGTGCCTCCTAGTAAATTACTTTAGAGCCCTCTTCCGTTTTGATAACGGTCACACTCTGATTGAATCGTGCTTTCATGGCATCATCATGTGTGATTGCCATTACTTTTACATCCGGATACCGCTGGCGGATCGCCTCAAGGGAATCCACATAAGCCTGTGTTCCGTCATCATCAAGGAATGGAGGCTCATCAATGAACAACATTCCAAGCTGGATACCGGCGGCTGTAGCCTTAATTTCAGACAATGCAAGGATAACAGCCAATGACGCTTTTACTTTCTCACCGCCGCTCTTGGATGCGTATGGAAGTGTTGTCTTACCATACTCCTCGATCAGGACATCCAGTGTAGCCTTGTCACCGTCTTTTCCTTTTACCGTTCGCTCCATCACGAAATCGACACCCATTGTTCCTCCGGTCATCTGGCCAAGGATATTGTTTGCCGTGTCCGTGATATGCGGAATGATATTCCGGATAATCTGATGAGGAACGCCGTCCTGTGAGAATGCCTGCTTTAAAACGTCATATCTCGTTGTAATAAGGGCACATGCTTCAATATCTTTCTTCAGTTCGGAAATCTCCTCTTTCATGGACTTAACATCTTCCGCCTTCTGGATAAGTGTTCCTTTCTGCACCTGCAAATCCTGAAGCTTTTTCTTTTCAGTTTCCATTCTTTCCTCAAGATCAGAAACTTTGGATTCCATACCTGAATCAAAACTTTCCATAAGTTCAGATGCAGAAATCATATCGGCTACCATAACGATCAGCTCTTCATCTTTCTTTTCAAGCTGCTTTTCCTGCATTGCCATATTTTCCCTGGCATTTTTCACTCTTTCCTCATATACCGGAAGGGACTTCTCCTGTTCCGCATATACTTTCAGTCCGTCAGCCTTTTCTTTGACCTGTTCGTATAAATTAACTCTTTCCGAAAGGTTATTAACTCTTTCCGTTATCTCTTGAGCCTGTAATTTGACCTCAGAGGCGTTTTCAGAACATGAGGCGATAGTTTTATCGTTTGACTCTTTTTCAGCCTCCAGGCGGGCACGTTTGAGCCTGCTTTCTTCAATCCTCTGTTTCTTTGCCTGATATACTTCCAGTTCTGCAATCCGTTCTCTGATGGACGTCTCCTTTTCTTTTGAATATCCGATGTTCTGCAGCTCCTCCTGCTTTTTCTGTTCAAATTCTGAAAAAGCAGTTTCCGCCTCTTTCATTGCCTCCTTGATCGTCGAAATGCACTTTTCTGTATTTTCGATTTTAGAGGCATCCTCTTTCGCCTTTTTAAGAAATCTGCAGTTTGCATTTTCGATATCCGCACATCCGGAATCTTCCATGTAGGCTTTCTGCTGTTTCTGCGTTGAAAGATCTGATTCCGCCAGACGGAGCTGTGTTTCATAAGTAGCATTCGCTTTCTGAAATTCATCCCGCTTTGCAGATACTTCCTGCAACACAGCGTCATGGGCATTCTTTTTATCCATTACCGCATAAAGCTCTTCTCTTTTTTCTTCCAATTCAGCAATCTTTTCAGCGATTCCATCATCAGAATCCGTATCCAGCCCAGAAAGCTCCTGATCAATCCTTGCGTTTTCAAACTCTGCATTCTTAATAATGTTCTGGTATCTCTGGAGATTGGCTTCGCAGTCTACTAAAGCTTTCTTCTCGCTCTCATAACGGATAAGCTCCTCTGATAAGATCTTCATTTCATCCTCTGCAGCTGAATACTCTTTTGACTTCTCCCGGATGACATCCGCTTTTTCCAGGATTGTTTCGCAGGATTCTATAATGGAGTTCAGCTTATTTATGGATTCCTCAATAGACGCTTTCTCATTTTTTACCTGTTCTTTTCTACTGCGAAGATCTTCGCAATTTTTCTTTGCAGCTTCATACTTAACCAAAAGTGCCTGAGCATCTTTCAAATCTGTGGAGATTTCTCCGATCAACTTTTCCGAGGATTCAATCTCTTTTTCCAGCTCTTCCAGTTCCTCCTGCGGATTGCCTTTGCTAGCGATAATGTCATCTTTGATTTTTACAGCATCTTTCTTCTGCATCAGAGTACGTTTCGCATCACCGAGACGTTTTCTCGCATCCTGCTCCATAATTCCGTAAATTCCAAGTCCCAACAGATTTCCAAGGATAGAGATTCGTTCATCTTTTCTCGCCTGCAAAAACAGTCCGTACTGATCCTGCATAATAAGAGCACAGCTGCGGAATGTCATGGAATCCATTCCAAGAACCCTTAAAATCTCACTCTGTGTATCATTGATTCTTTCTTTTGAAAGGTTCAGCCAGTCGGTACCGTCCTCATTCAGCTGTGAAAGGTTCAATGTTGGCTTTCCGGATTTTGTTCTGGTTCTCACTACCCGGAACCTGCTTTCACCAATGTCAAATACAAACTCAATGGAACCGCTTCTGGCATCTTCGGTACCTCTGATCCACGACTTGTTGTCTCCTTCTCTGGTTTCTTCAAATAAGCAATCCGAAATCGCATCCATAAACAGGCTGCTCTTTCCTGCTCCATTCACACCGTTAATCGTGCAGAAAGAAATATCATCGAAATCAAAGAATTCTTCCTTATAGGTTCGGTAGTTTTTGACCTTAATGCTTACCGGTTTGAATACACCGTGGATCTCAACAGTGTTACTGCTCTTCATCGCATCAGCGATAATCGGCTCTGCAAGTTCCACAATTTTTTCTGAATCGGTAAAGCACTTCTCATCCAACCATTTCTTGAGGTTTAAAAGAGGATCACTTTCTTCGGAAAGGAGCTGCCGATTCGTGATGTTCATCATGCTCTCAGCTTCAATATCCGCCACATAGAACGCTCCGATTTCATACAAATCTTTTTGTAACACCGGAATGTTTAATGCCTTCTTCTGTTCCGTGTCGCAGCTGTACTGCAGTCTCACTATGGCGTCCATGCAGGAAGATGCGTAATCTTTCTCGAGAAGATACATCTTTCCAGATCTGAGATATTCAGCAACATCTTCTTTATCCCATTTAATCGTCTGGAACTTCCGGTATGGAGTTTCATATAAATGTCCTTTTTTCAGGCTTTTCTTTTCAAATTCATGGATCCAGAATCCACGTTTCTGTCCTTCATCGTTGAAATTCATAGCGTTTATGGCACCGGAATAAAATACATTTTCCAGACCTTCGAGCATCTGCGGGCGGTGGATGTGGCCAAGAAGAACCGCATCGAATTGTGCTGTCTGCAGAGCCTCTCTCGGAATTACCGGCTCAAAATTTGAAAAGAACGATGTCTGTCCGGATTCCATATTGCAACCCGGAACTGTATAATGTGCCATCAGGATCGCAGGAACCATATCTGCCACAATATTTGTCTGTGAGCATTGTGCTCTCAATCCCATAACCATTTCGCTGATATGATTGGTCCATGTAAGATTTTCTTCCTCTGCAGAAAGCCCAGGGAATTTAGCTCTGAACTCCTGCTTATCAAACCCAGGAATGCATACAATGTCAGCGATCGGCGTACTGATAACCTGCGGCGTTGTAACAACAGCAACCTTTTTATTGTGTTCCAGCATCTTTGTAAGTACACGGAACTGTCCGGCGCCGTCATGGTTCGGTGTTCCTCTCATGACAACCACGAATTTGCTAACTTTCGACAGCTCATCAATAATCCTTGTTGCAGTCACCATTTCGTCAGAATATCTTACCGGTCCGATCTGCTCCTGATGGAACACATCACCGCTGATACAAACCAGATCCGGCTTTTCTTCCTTCGCCTTTTCAACCATATATTCCAAGCATTTTACTGTATCCAGGGAACGGAGATTCACTCCGTCCTCAACAGGACCTTTAAACTGGCCAATGTGCCAGTCAGCTGTATGCAATACTTTCATTACATTTCCCTCGCTTTCTTTGTTAATTCCTCTAATTTCGGATAAAGAATATTGAACTGCTGTTCTGACATTCCGCAGAAGTCGATTCCATCACCTGTCCATACTTCTCCGACAATCAGGATATTTCCCATAATCGGAGATCCATGTTTGTCTGTTTCATACAGGAAACTTCCCACACCATTCATATCAAGATCATGGTAAAGAAATTCTTCATCAACCAGCATGCTCACGCAGCTTCCCTTTGCTTTTCCAACCTTGTTTGATCCTCCAAGCTCTTTGTATAACCTGTTTGGCATTACATGCTCACACAGTCTACATTTCGGACCGATGAGATCTGCGAGCGCCTCATTCTGCTCGGAATAATTACCTTCAGGGAATTCATGTACTGAAATCTCATTATCTGTTGTAATTTTTATGAGTTTCATTACTTGTTACCCCCTCTCTGGCATTTAATGCAAAGCGGCCGGCCAAACTTATTCAAAGAGTATTCGTAAACTCTTTCGTTGATCTCTGCTCCGCAATCATTACAAAAAAGTCCGTTTTCCTCTTGTGCAAGATCACTGCCCGCCGACTCATCAGGGGCAACTCCATCGTGTACCGGTTCCTGATATTCTCCAGAAAAATCATCTTCCGGAATATCGCTCTGAAATGCCGGATTGTCGGCATATTCAGAAACATCAAATGTATTTTCTGTTTCAAAATCCACACGTCTTACAGGAATTTCTGGTGTGCCGAACATATTATTCACGGACTGCATTCCCTGCGTAAGCATTGCCTGACGGACATTCGGATCGGAATAATCAGGCGAAAATACAACCGTCGGAATGGCGAAGTTTTTCTTGAGTTCTTCATGAGTATATGTTCCTTTCAGTCCGAGCAAAGCACGAATAACACGGAGTTTTGCTCCGGTCATAGCCTTTTCTGCCCAGGTCTTTCTAAGCTGCGTCATATTTACAAGAACAGATCTCTCGATATATTTTTCTCTGTCACACTCGTCAATCACATATCCATTGACTTCTTTTCCGAATTTATTCTTCAATTTCTTAAACTCGCCTTTGAAGAGTTCAGCTGCAGCTTTCGCCTGCTTTTCATCGGTAATGCCTTTCACTGCTTTATCACCGAATTCAATTCGGAACTTAGCCTCTTCATCTTCCAGGCAGATCACTTTCTGATCCGTTTCTGTTCTTGCTGTACCATCCGCCTTTTTCATGGCCCCCTGTGCCTGTGCCCGGTATGTGTACTTATCAATTCTTTCTCCATATGTTTCCTTTGGATTGAACTGAATCCCAGCAGCCATAGCGAGTTTATTAAGCATCGGTTTTGTAAGCGAAAATGCACTTACCCAGATTGTATTTCCACTCCGGTCCTTCTTTCCGCTGTCCACAGAACCGACTTTAAAAATGTCTCCGCTATTTTCTCCGAGATCCACCGGAACTTCTTCGACATGAAATTTGTAGAAAGGGTTTAACTGAACATCCGTAGATGTCGGCAACAATAAGTTGCACTGAGAATAATGATCCATTACCTCCGGTAATGATGATAAAAATTCTTTGCTCATTGATTTTCCTCCGTATTCATTGACTTTTTTCCCACATCCATGCTAAAATACGGATGTGGGGTGTATAGGTTTTTCACCCTTGGATTCACTCGCTAAAGCGATTGTGAAATCCGAAAAAAGTTTCTGAGTTAAAGCTTCAATCACTAATTCAGCCAGATACCATGGTGTCCGTCTAACACCGTTGGCATCGCCATAACGCTGTATTATGGATTGGAGCTTTTTCGTTGCTGTACCTACAGCAAGCTGATAGTCTTCTTCATTGATTTCTCTTCCGATCATCTCCTCTATTGTCTTCTTGTCCATAACCAATCTCCTAACCATTGCAAAAACAAAAACATTCCGTATGCCACAAGTCCGGCCGCGAATACTTCTCCGCCTATAGCATCATATCCTCTCACTTCACGAAGTTTCTCTGCTATTGCTATGTAAAAAAGGATTCCGGATGCAAACGATATTGCCAGTTGTGCGAGCATGATCGCCGCCCATTTTAGTTTTTCTTTCACTACTCTGAGAAATCTTTTCATTGCTCTTTTTCGTGAATATTTCTTCAGAACCTGCGGATTATATAATGCAACCCGTTCCGGCCGGAGGATAACCTGCTCTGTATTATTTATCAGGTCATACAGTACAAATGGTTTCATTTTCTTTCTCCTTTACACAATTATTCTCATCTGTCCGTTGTTCTCGGCGCAGATAAGGTGAGACAGTTTTTCAACCGAGCGAGCAATCCGCTCCTCTCTCATCTTCTCTTCATCTTTGCAGTCACATTTTTCTCCCGGATCCAGATAACATCCACATTCCGGACAAATATAACCATACATTCTCTTCTTCCCTCCTTTACTCAATCATGCAGTTTTCATTAAAGTATTTCTTCGGGATTCTCCCGTTTGGATAAGCCTTTGTAAGTTTACCGCTATCAATGCACTCCTGACGCATTTCCCGGATCATGTTATACGCTTTGGACTGGCTGACATCCAGGAGCTTCACAATGTCATCAACTTTATAGTAAGAACGGTTGGAACTATCCAGTTCCTTGACAATACCAGCAGCCATATCTCATCCTCCTATCTAATATTTTTTTCTGCCCATATCTTCAGCTCGTTAGTAATCTGAGTGACCTCATCCAGTGTCTTGATAATGGTTTCTAAGTCTCCCTTTTCCTCTTCAGTGATCATGCCGTCTTCCGTGATGTCCAAAAGCAGATCTTTTGCCTTCGATATTTTTCTGAACGAAGAAAGAGCTTTTACACTGATTCTGTCAAGATCTTCCGATTCGACTTCCGGAAAATCCTTTCCAAGCGGACACATATACTTACAAAAATGAGCCTTCAGTTCCGGAGCATTATATATATCTGACATCATAAGAACTTCATCAGGAAATGGATTTTTACTGCCAAGCTCTATTCTCGCAAGCCTGCTTCGGTCAATTCCAAGCTCCTCTGACGCTCCCTCTCTGCTATTCAGACGGTCATTGAACTTTGCGGCGTTGTAACGTGCCTGTGTGAAGATATTTTCCTTTGCTTTTGTTGCATACTTTGCCATTTAAGTGACCTCCGTAATAAGCTAAACTATAATCAAATAACTGTATCGGTGTAAGGAACCGTAACGTGTCTATCCTCACCGATCACCTTCGCGATCTCAGGTGCGTAGACTCGGCCATTGACAACACCAGAAACATAATTTCTGCTAAATCCAACACGCTCTGCAAGTTCAGTCACGTTAATATCATCATCAATCATGGATTTTTTTACTTCTTTGCACCATGTCGGAAGAATTCGTTTCATTTTTCCACCTCTTTCCGTTTGTTACCATTTGTTGTTTACATTTGTTTAAAACTGCCTTAGAATAACGGTATACGTTAATCAAAATAGAAAGGAGTATCTGCTATGAATAATCAGACTTCGTGGTCGGAGCAATTACAACGCATTGGAATGTCAGAGTTTTCGTCGGCTCATCAGGACATCCTTATGCAGTTACGAGAAAGCCGGATTCCGATAGGATCTGCTTCTCTTTCGCAAGCATCTGCCGAAGCCCTTATACGGGCTGTGTCAGTAATGATTGAAGAAAATAACAAAGCCGTTCTTACGGAATTAGAACAGTAA